TTTAATGAGGAAATGAATAAAGAATTTGCAGATGGGTTTGTTGTTAAAAAAGGCAAGAAATACATCAAAATTTTATCAGGCACCAGTGCTTGGGCATTTGTTGTCAATACTGATGATGATAAGTTGTTCAAGAAGGGCGACCTTTTGAAGTGTGCTGGGTGGGCTAAACCTGCTAGAAACAAACCAAGAGGAAATGTCCTTGAGGGTGGATTTCCAATTAACTGGACAGGGCCTGTTTATCTTTAGAATTTACTTGACAAACCCTGTTGAATTTGATATTATAATTACATAAAATAAAAAAAAGAAGGTAATATGAACGAAATAATGGACAGTCTGTTGAGACATTATATGAATCAAGATATTGCAGTTTTTCACTACAATAGTGAAACAGACAAAATAGAAATTGTTGCATATGTTTCAGTTGATAAAACCTTACCTGATAGTGAAAAGTTAGAAGTAGCATTTACAAAGACTAACTCTATTGATTGTGCGTGGTGGGAAAACAAAGAAGTCACCCCACAATTTAAAGGAGCAGGGTGTCGTAGCACCAGTGTCGGAGATGTGGTTATAATTGAAGAAAAAAAGTACCGTTGTGAAAATGCGGGCTGGAAGGAAATATAATGATTGATGAAATTATGTGGTATGCTTCAAGTGATGAGGTAAACGGTTTGATACCATCTACTAGAAGGCATAGCATAAAGGGTCTATATGGAGCAGAGGGAGAAGAAATTTACTATACTGCATATGATGCCGCAGAAGGGTGTAAAGAAGGTGTAGAACTTCTTGCTTCCAAATGGGGTTACAAGTTTGGTGATTTCAGACGGCCAACAAAAATAGAAAAGGAAATATAATGATACGTTTTATTGTGGGTATGTATTTACTCATTGGTTGTGTTGGTGGATTAGAACAAGATACTATGGGATTTGCCCAATTCTTTTTATTCGCCAGTATCGGAATGGCACTGATGATTTGGTCAATGCCCAAATTAATTGCTCAGGGAGTAAACAATGATTAAAGCATTACTAATTGTAACTGCAATGTCTAATGGTGGGTTTGATTACAAAACTGAAATGCCGAGTATGGAATCGTGCATGGAAGCTAGAACGGTAGTTGAAAAACAAAACTCTGAGGTAAAAACATTGTGTGTTCCTTACAACAGAGTAAGTCCTGAGAAAGAAATACGCGGAGCGTTTGATTTATTCTTTGATTTGATAGAAAGAGTAGAAAAAATTGAAGACAAGGGGGCATGTGTCAAAGAAGGATTATAAATATAGTACATGGTAACATTAACACCATTAGCAAAAGAATACTTACAGAGCGCAGCCAATGAAGGCTACGTTACGCTTGGCGTAAAGTCGGGCGGTTGTAATGGATTTGAATATGTGTGGGGAATTGCAAGCGAGGATAATCGTATGCAACCATGCATAAAACCTATCGAGGGATTTTTGTTAATAGATCCCGAAGCAGAAACATATCTTGATGGAAGTCAAGTGGATTATGTTACTGATTTATCTGGTTCATTTCTCAAGGTTTCAAATCCATCAGCAACATCATCTTGTGGTTGTGGAGAAAGTTTCGGTGTATGAATATAAATGTAAAATTGTAAAGGTGATCGATGGAGACACTGCTGATGTTGATATCGACTTGGGCTTTGGTGTTTGGTTAAAGAAACAAAGAATCCGTTTTTATGGTATTGATACACCAGAAAGTCGCACTTCAGATAAAGTAGAAAAAATTTATGGCCTAATGGCAAAAGAAGTTGTGTTAAGTTATTTGCCAGTTGGTTCAACACAAACACTACGCACCAGACAAGACGGCAAAGGAAAATACGGAAGAATTTTGGGTGAATTTCTTATACACGATGCAAAGACAGATGCCCAGATGACGCTTAATGATTTCATGATACGAGAACATTATGCGGTCGCTTACTTTGGACAAAGTAAAGAAGAAATAGAAGATGAACATATTGTGAACAGGAGTTTAGTGGAGAGTGATAAAAATATATGATGATTTCCTAGATATCAATCTGTATGATCGACACCATACTGGGCCTTGACAAAACGTGTTGAGTATGTTATCCTATTCATATAGTCAAAAAACAAAGGAAAATCCTTGAATCAAGTAACCGTAATCGGTGGAACTAAGAAACAACGTCAACTGACAGAAAATGTCGTATGGTATTGTATTTCTGAATTGATGCCTAGACATTCAACTCTAGAAATTGAAGTTCAATTGACTAAGTGTTTAGATGAAGGTGCATATGGTTTTTGTATGCAGATGAATAGTGATCGTGAGTTTACAATTGAAGTGGATAAACGTATGCACAAGTTTAAGAATGGTAATCTAAACTTATCTGGTCTAAAACGATTTATTCAAACGATATGCCATGAGATGGTTCATGTTTATCAAACAGCCACAGGTCTTATGGTAGATCGTGTGTATCCAGTGAAACTTGGTTCTCGCAAATTGTGGAAAACTAAAGATGGTTCTTATGTTGACTATACTCATACTTCATGGTCAAAACAGCCATGGGAACGACAGGCAGTAAGAATGGAAGGTAAACTCGCAAAGGGGTTTATGAAAAGTTTGGTGAAATGAAAATTGAGTGGAAACAGAAAAAATTTACTGACATGAAAAATGTGGTACGGACAGCATTTGTTGCTACTCAAATTTTAGATATGGACAGTGAATATGGATTAAGCTCAGAAATTAAAATTGGGTCAATTATTCCATCTGAAGCTCTAAATGTGTCTAATGAAGGTGAGGGTATGAAATACTGTGCAACGAGAAAAGTTTTTGATGACCAAGTACACACTGATAACAAATACTGTAAAAAATTAACTGATGCTATGATTTGGATAGAAGAATACGAATGATAAAAATAACAGCAAAAAATGATTACGGCGAAAAAGAAACCTTTGAAAAATGGAATGGAAAGTTCTATGATGAGTCTGATTTAGACCAAATCATTAATGTAACAAACGATACAGCAATATATCGCCCAGACTCTACACTAGATGGTGAGGGTGTTCCTATTGCGTATGTGGTAACTAATGCATTTCCAGATAACCGTATGAGAGATATTCTGTATAGTATTGAAGAAAGTTCAGTTATGAGAGCAAACTGTGCTGGGCCTATTGATGCTGAAGAAATGAAAAAGAAAGGTCTTATTGAAGGGGAGCATTACAAACTACGAACGCCTAACTCTTACTACGTCAAAACAAAAAGTGGTAAGTGGGGTATGATTGCGTATGCAAATGAAATTAATTCAGTAATGATTGGTGCAAAACGTGGAAGGTTTACTGGAGCAATCAACATATCAAATCCTATTAAGTGGGAAGAGTTAGAAGAGCTTTGTGTTGATGTTGAAAGAGCGTTTTACAAAGCTGCACCAGAGATATATCGAAGACAACGTAGGTTTGCAGAAGAAGCAATTGCACCAGAACATAGACATGGAATGGTAACAACTCTATCAGCAAACAGGTACAGCGCAATGCAGAGTACCGCTATGGCCGTACACTCTGATGGCAAGGACGTTGAGTATACAACGATGAGTTGTCATCGTCAGGGGTCTTACACAGGTGCTTACCTATCATTTCCGCGTTGGGGTGTAGGTATAGACTTGCCAGATAATGCAGTATGCATTGCAGATTCTAAGTCACTACATTGCGTTACACCTATTCATGGGCCTGGCCAAAGATTTACAACAGTATGTTATACAGATAGGTCTTGTGCAACACAGGGGAACATGGGAAAATCTGAACGACTTATCGGCAGGTTCGCAAAAAATGAAGTTGGAAGTTTAGAAAATTTTATATAAAAGTACCTTGATTTTTCTCCTACCAAGTGGTATTATACTACTATGAATTTTTACACAAATGTACTCCAATACGGCAACTTTCTTTTGGTGCGTGAAGTCAAAGATGGCGAACGTAACATAAACAAACGTGTAAAGTATTCACCAACATTATATGCTCCTGTAGCAAAACAAACACCATACAAAACCCTAGATGGCAAGTACGTTACAAATATTCAATTTGACAACATGCGTGAAGCAAAAGAACACATTGAAGCTTACAAGTCACAACCAGAACTAGTCTATGGTAATACTTTACACACATACAGTTATATTGCAGACAAGTATAATGGTCGTGTAGAGTTTGATATGGAACAACTGATGATGGCAACAATTGATATTGAAGTCAAATCAGAGAATGGGTTTCCCTCACCAACTGAAGCAAAAGAAGAACTAATATCAATCACCATCAAGAACCATCAATCCAAAAGAATTGTGGTGTGGGGTGTCGGTGACTTCACAGCAGAACGTGACGATGTTACCTATATCAAATGTGAAAGTGAAGTGCATCTACTTAAAGAGTTTATGGTGTTCTGGGAACGACACTATCCAGACATTATCACAGGCTGGAACACAGAGTTTTTTGATATACCTTACATATGCAATCGTATCATCAATCTGTTTGGTGAAGATGAATTAAAACGATTGTCGCCTTGGGGTTCGGTGCGAGAAAGATCAGTTTATAAAATGGGAAGAACACAACAAACATACGAGATAGCAGGTGTTGCATCTCTAGACTTCATGGCACTATATCGCAAGTTTACATATACAGCTCAAGAGTCTTATGCTCTTAATCACATTGCGTCTGTTGAGTTGGGTGAACAAAAAGACGGCAATCCCTACGAGACATTCAGTGAATGGTATCAGAAAGATTGGCAGTCATTCATTGAGTATAATATACAGGACGTTGAGATTGTTGACAAACTAGAAGACAAGATGAAGCTGATTGAGCTCTGTCTTACTATGGCGTATGATGCAAAAGTCAATTATACTGATGTGTTGGGTTCGGTAAAGTATTGGGATATTCTCATCTACAACTATCTGCGTGAAAAGAACATTGTCATACCACAAAAGGTTGCACATGAAAAAGCAGAGAAGTTTGAAGGTGCGTATGTCAAAGATCCTATAGTGGGTATGCACAAATGGGTAATGTCATTTGACTTGAACTCACTGTATCCCCATCTAATTATGCAATACAACATATCGCCAGAGACACTTGTTCCAAGTAAGCCAGTGACAGGGCTTGTAGACAAGCTGCTCGAAGGTAAAGCAAGCAATCCAACTGAACACTGTATGACACCAAATGGTGCGTTCTTTCGTAAAGACAAACGTGGGTTTCTTCCAGAGATTATGGAGACTATGTACAATGACCGCACCAAGTATAAGAAACTTATGTTACAAGCATCACAAGAATATGAGAATACCAAAGACCCTAAGTTGTTAAAGGACATATCCAAGTATAACAACATTCAGATGGCAAAAAAGATATCTCTCAACTCAGCTTATGGTGCAATCGGTAACAACTACTTTCGATACTTTGACTTGATGATTGCATCTGCAATCACTACATCGGGTCAGTTATCTATTCGGTGGATTGAGAAATCCCTTAACATTTATTTGAACAAACTATTGGAGACAGATAATGAAGACTATGTTATTGCTTCGGATACAGACTCGGTATACATCACTTTTGACAGGTTGGTTGATAAACTGTTTGGAGAAGGAACGGAGACTAGAAAGGTTGTCAACTTCTTGGACAAGATTGCAAATGAGAAGCTGGAACCATTTATTGAAAACAGTTATACAGCTCTTGCTAAGGTAACGAACGCATACGATCAAAAGATGCAAATGGCGCGAGAAGTTATCGCAGACAAGGGTATCTGGACTGCAAAGAAACGATACATTCTGAATGTCCACGACAGTGAAGGTGTGCGATATAAAGAACCTAAACTTAAAATCATGGGCATCGAAGCAGTCAAATCATCTACTCCAAAAGTGTGTCGGAACAAGATTAAAGAAGCTCTCAAGATTATTATTAACGAAGATTCAAAAGTGCTAAATACATTCATACAGGATTTTCGGAGTGACTTTATGCGCCTAGACCCAGAAGAGATTGCCTACCCACGTTCAGTTAATGGGTTAGAGAAGTTCTCATCATCAAATGGTATGTTCGCTAAGGGCGCCCCTATTCACTGTAAGGGTGCAATACTATACAACCACCTACTGAAGACTAAGAAACTAACGAACAAGTATCCTTTGATTCAAGAGGGAGATAAGATTAAGTTTGTGCATTTGCGTCAGCCTAACGTGTATACAGCGAGTGCGTTTTCTTTCATCACTTTCTTCCCAAAGGAA